TGACCGATTTCATAGAAAAGGGAAAAATGCAGCTTACTTAGAATACTTGGATTCTATATTGCCTGAACTGAAATTATATCCCGGTTGGACTAATAAAATGTTTGTGAAAGCCGACCTAATGCCCCGCCACATCCGCATTACCAACATCAAGATAGAACGGTTGCAAGACATTTCCGATGAAGATTGCCTGCGTGAGGGCGTTGAACTGAACACTCGCCAATATGAATATGATGGAACAAAAAAATATTGCGTCTGTGGATTGGGACATTGGCGAGCGATTGGCTACACCGACTTTGATACCCCTCGTGAAGCCTTTTCCGCCCTCATAGATAAAGTATCCGGCAAAGGAACGTGGAAGTCTAACCCTTATGTTTTCGTTTACGAATTTGAATTAGTTGATTAACCATGAATAGAAAAGAATACCAGGAACACTGCAAGCATTACAGCCCCTACAGTGGGCAGTGCTACAAAAAGTCATTCATATCGAGTATGACAAGTAATATGTATGTGAACATACGGTGTGACGGGAAATGTCCCCGTATGAGTAATTACGACAAGAGAAATAAATTAAATAGCCTTGGACGGGCTTTGTAAAATCCATATTGATATGAAAAAGTATATTGGAACAAAACAAATTGAAGCCGAACCTATAACAAGAGGTGATGCGTGGGGAAAACATCTCCTCAGAGAAAAGCCGTCAACGGAAAATTTTGACGATGAGGGTTATCATGTTCGTTATGAAGGTGGATATGAAAGCTGGTCGCCTAAAGATGTATTTGAAAAGGCATACAAGGTAGCTGATACTCCTCTTGACCGTATGTATATCGAATATAATGAGTTGATGGACAAACATAATAAGTTAGTCCTGTTTCTTGGCCGAAAAGATGCTGTTGAAATAGCTGGTGAAAATCAGATCACTTTAATGGAGGTTCAAAAAGTACAGATGCACGACTACATTCTTACTTTGAAAGAGCGCATTGGGTTAATGAAGAAATAAATATTGCCATACGGCGGTTGGACGTCTGCCGTATGGCTCAAAACAGAATAAATATGGATACAATGAATTGAGAGAGAACAAACATGGAAAAAAGTATTAAACATGGAAGCAACAAAACTGATAATTAACGCCGTATTCTTTATAATCAATTCCTTTGCGATGTGCTTTGTTTGTATAATGGTAAGCAAATGGCACAGACGCATGGAGGATAAGCTGGATGAGATAAGAGAATATACCCGTAGGGTTTCAGACCGTAACGATGTCGTTTATATGAACCAGTTCCAATGGCTAAAAAGCAAGCTGATTGAAGAAGAACGATACGAGGAAGCCAACGAAATCAACAAGTGCATTAATATTGAGATGAATAGACTAATGCAAAAATCGAAAAAAAATAAAGATTGAATGAAGAAAGAAATTTACACACAATTCGGGACAGGTCCACCTTGACGGAAAGCATTACTTCTCATCTTTATATTTTGCTGCAATTTTAAGCAGTTCAAGAGCAGAATTTGCATCCTTAGATTCTTCAAACTTGATAGCAGAAACTTTTGGTACGACGAATTCTACAGCTTTCATGTATATTCTACATTTTTCCTTAGCTGTCAGCTTTCCATAGGAAGTACAGAAGTCCTCAAAATTATCTATCACAAAATCACGGAGTTTATCTTTCATTTCCGTATTCTTGTTTCTTACTCCCTTCTGACGACCTCCTTTCTTTTCATGCCCTTCTTCAAATGCAGCCATAACCTATAATAAGAATTTTACATCTGTAACCACTACATTTCTCGACATCATCACAACCTTACGCAGCATCTGTTCCGAAAACACGTGGTACTTCCCCGCCTCATCCGGCAAGGTCATTTCAAACCAATATGCAAGCACATAGTTGACCACATACCCGTGAATATAAGTTTTCAGATTCTTTACATTACCGCGCCAGCCGGATTCCATCCTCAGTACGATAGTCCATTCCTCTTCAGATTCAACATGATCTGTCTGTACCCTCATACATGGATCGTTGACATATATGCCCAGTTCCGATTTCACGTTATCAACCGCCGTTTCAATCTGGCGGTTCAGCCAGTTCGTGCTTTCCCCATCTGTCTGTGCCTCTGCCTGCGTCTCTCCATTTTCCAAAACACGGCATTTTGCCACTTTCCAGCTTATAAAGTCAATGTCATAGACCAACTCGCTTCTCAGTAATTTCACAACACAATCATATCCGGTTTCCGCATGAACCGGGCAGTCCAAAACCGGCTTTTTCCCAACAGGAGAAATACGCCTTCTTCTTTCATGATTACTACACTCAGCCATAGCAAAAAAAACTTTAATCAGATATACTAACTTCCACTTTATCAATATCCTTCAACATGCTTTCACGTTCCTTTTTGCTCATCTTGGTGGGAACTGACTTCCTGAACAAATTGGCAACACACATCTGCATCATGTCCTGCCACAACTGCCTGTACATGTCCACTCTGTCAGGCTTTCTTTCAGCCAACCAGTTCATCATCGCATAGCTGACCAATGATTCCTGAATATTCTTATCAAGCTTTGTATTAACATTCCAACGCGTCTCTTCGGTGCGAACAGTCCAGACAAACCCCGTTTCATTATATTCGGCGGAGGTTATCATACGGGACATGCGTTCCTGCAACAGACGGGCTGCCGCCGCAATGTACACCAGAATTAAGGGTCTGTCTTGTTCTGTGATTTTTATCTGAAGATATTTGGTCTCTCCGCTCCCATCGGCAGACTCACGCCCCTCATAACTTGATAACATAACGCAACGTTCAAGAGCCTCATCATATCTATATTCATATACCATATCCGTTCTTTTTCGACAAAATTAGTCCATTCGCCAGCTCTTTTTTGTTATTTTGATTATTCTATCAAAAAGCACGCGTTTTTGTCTGTTCCTTTGTAAAAAACAGATTGTTATGAAAAAATTGATACCAAAATCCAGATTCTATAAAAGCAAAGGACATTCCGACAGTGTAAGACAACGCATCCTCTTGTCAGGAACAGACAAGAACAACATCCCGCTGCTTGCAAGATGTGAACAGGCATGGGATAACCTAAGCGAGTTCAGGAACACACGCCTGAGAAACTTCCGCTATGTGTTCGGAGACCAATGGGGAGATTATGTCTCAGACGGAAAAGGCAACAGAGTACGGGAAAGAGACCGCATATCACAACGCACCGGCGGAATCGTCCTGCAGAACAACCACCTCATAAAAATAGTCAACACCCTCGCAGGACTGTATGCGAAATCCTCAACGCTGCCGGTATGTTTCGCCCGCCAGAAAAACGCAAATGCAAAATCACAGATGATGACAAACGCCTTGCAGACAAACTGGGAAAACAACCTTATGAAAGACCTCCTCACATCGGAAATGTATGAGTTCATATGCGGCGGAGCCGCCATAGTCACCGAGGAATGGTCATGCCACGACGGTATAGAGGACAGCTATACCTATACAGTCAACCCCTCATATTTCTTCTATGAGTCCAAAGCCAACGACCCTCGCCATTGGGACAATGACCTGATAGGAGAAATCAGGGATTATACGCTGGGCGAACTTGCATCCATTCTGGCTGAATCGGAATACGACTACCAACAGCTTGAAGAGATATACAACCCATGGCTTAACCGTTACGCATTCAATACAACACAGCAGACCGAACACTATAAGGAAGAATCTTTTGATACACCGCCCGCACCAAACCTGTGCCGGACCTATCATGTATGGACGCTGGAAAACAAACCGCGGTACCGCTGCGTAGACATTATGGATACTCAAAACCCACTGTACCGTATCGAGACGAAAGACCTCCCGCTGATCAAAAGACAAAATGAGGAACGGATACGGATGGGACTTGAACAAGGAATAGACCGGGAAGACATCCCGCTCATTGAATACAAATATATCATCGACCAATACTGGCATTTCCAGATGCTTGCTCCGGATGGCAGGGTCCTGGTTGAATACGACAGCCCGTTCGAACATAAATCGCATCCGTACATATACAAGCTGCACTATTTCGTAAACGGAAAAACAGTGCCGTTCATCTCCGTGGTCATCGACCAGCAACGTTATATCAACCGTCTGATCACCTTAAACGACCTGGCGATACAGTCAGCTGTAAAGGGCATCAAAATGATTCCCAAGGATTGTGTCCCGGAAGGCATGAGCAACAAGGAATTTGCGGAACAATTCATCGAAATCGGAGGCTTCATATTCTATGAACCTTCCAAAATAACAGGAAACGCTCCGCAGATAATCACATCCAAGTCTACGGACATAGGAACCGCAGAACTTCTCCAGCTTCAGCTCAGCTTCATAAATGACATAACTTCCGTTTCGGAAACCCTGCAAGGAAAGACTCCTGCAAGCGGAACGGCAGCCAGCAGATACGCCATGGAAATGCAGAATTCAACGACATCCATTGCAACGCTGCTGACCAAATTCTCCACCTTTGAAAATGAGATTGCTAAGAAAAAGATGAAAACCATTCATCAATTTTACCAATCTCCGAGAAACATCTCACAGGAGAAATCATCCGGATACAATGAGTATTCCGAATATGACCCCAAAGAAGTACAAGACATAGACTTCAAAGTAAGCATAAAGGAGAGCGCGGAATCACCGGTAGCCAGAATGATGGTAAACGACCTGCTCAAAGAATTATGGGCAGCCGGACAAATCAATGCCGAACAGCTATTGTCCTTTTCCTATTATCCCGGCTCGGAAGAAATACTGCAAGCCCTGCGGTCAGCCAAAGAAAACTCCCAAAACGGCGAAGAAATTCAGCAAATACCACAATATATCATGCAGCAAGTATCCTCGCAGGCAAATCCCAATATCGTGCAGAATGTACAGCAAGCTCTCATGTCGGCATAAAAGCATGGACGGCACCAACAACCTGTTTCTGCCGTCCATACATACCCGAACCTCTTCCATTCCAGCCTCAGCACATATTCCACCTAAGCACACTCAGAATGCGGCAGAAATCGCAGTACAAAACGAAATCCGCCCTGTCAAGCAGTATGTCCAAGCTATCGTTTTTCATCAGTCAATATCCTTTTTATCTTCTCTTCCGTAAAACCGAAACAGGCGGCAAAACACCTGAAAGCCTTCCGCCTGTTTGCAGGAATAAGCGAATACATGCTGTTGGCCGGAGTATTGCTTTCCAGCGCTCTCTTTATTTTACTTTTTCGCATATCATCCCGTATATTCAATTATAAACCATATCCTTTATCTTATCCTTACAGCATCCGCAATCACATACAAACAATTTTATACAGTCATAAACGCGCATTGCAATTTCCCCGCTCAGATAAGCTATTTCCTCGCCATCCAATCCTATTCCGTTCATATTGCCCAAATCATCCTGCAAATGTCTCTGTTCATGAATGTACGAATTAAAAAACTCCCTGCCGGAAGACGCAGCACCTATGACCATTACCGTAGACCTGTACATGTAATTCGAATAGGTAAGCCCCGTATCCATTCTACATGCCCTCATATTCCTTTCCGCATCTGCAAGGATTTTCCCGGCGCAGCCTATAGACCGTAACCGGCGAAGAATTTCCTCCGTATAATAGCAGTCCACATAATAATAGACATACACCCTCCAGTCCAGCTTATCTATATGGAAACGCTGTCTTATCACAATACATCATCCCAATTGATTACGATACCCTTTTCCACACAGTCGGAATAGAAATGCCGGAAAGCCTTTTCCGACCCGCCGTCCGGATCGTCTATAAAGTCTTTCACATAACGTGCCAAATACTGTTCATTGGGAATTGACGAACCGAAATAATCGGCTCGGCACATATTGGCTACATATACGGCATTATAACCGTTGTCACGCTCCAGCCTGATATCATGTTTCTTCAATATCTCGTCCAGTTTCTCCTTTGTCACCGGAACTATCTCTTCACCGTCTCTGCCACGCATCATGGAAACAGCCCAATCACACATTTTCTTGGAAAAATTAAAACCGTAATACGAAAGATACACACGCATCTTTTCCGGAATGCGTTCATATAAATCAAAACTCCTATCCATAATTCTAATTATTAAAATTGAAAGATGGGGACTTTTAATCCCCATCTACAAAATCAGCGACGACGGCGCTCACCGTACATTTCCCGCTCATACTCTTCACGGCGCCGTTCGTTCTCATCACGGTATCCCATGGAACCACCGCCACGCTCACCATAGCTGCCACCTTGTGAATAACCGCCACGCTCACCCATACTTTCCATTTCCTTCAGGACACATTCAAAATCCTCCATAAGGAATTTCAAACTTTCCTTGAAATTGGAAACGGCTTTTTCAAGGCCGACGCCCTGCTTACGATTTGAATTGATTTCTAACCATCCCATAATTATTGATTTTATGATTTGTTACTGCCGCTCATCTTCACAAGCAAAGTCTTTATTTCACCGATAGCCCCGGTAAGGTCCTTCACCTGCGATTCAAGTGCCCCGATTTTCTCTTCCTGCTGTTTTTCCTTGGCAAACTGAGGATTAAGGCTCTTTAGAATATCATCGCAACCGGCCATCACCGATTCATTATAAGGAACACTGTCCACAATCTGCCTGCTGTTCTGCAGCATAGCCTCAACTTCCGAAACAATAGCCTCCTTCTTGTCAGAAACTATGACGTTCGGGTATGCGAAAACCTCACCGTTTGCAGGAAGCTTCTGAAAATCCATGACCTCTTCCCCACACTTGACCTTTATATCGACCAACATATCACCCTGCTGCCCGAAAGGCTGTGCCGGATTATAAGTAGGATACTTGGCAACAGGATTCCCTACGGATTCTACCTGCCCTATCTTCAACACGGGCTTCTCGCCTTTAAAAAGTATATAAAATAAATTACCTTGCCTTACTGAACTGAACATGATTAATTGTATTTATTGAGTGGGATTGCTCCCACTCCTGTTTTAGACTCCACCGGTAAGAATCTGCAACGTATTGCTGCCTGATTCATAATAACAGAGATAAATTCCCGTACCGGCAATATCAGCCGCTGTCACATCCGCCCCGTTGAGTGTTGTCAATGCCTGCATGGAACCATTGGTATCAAACACTACCGGAAGCGTACCCGTCGTACCAGTCGGTATCGGCTGTGCCAGCCGGAACAATATCAACCCGCTGAAAGGAGCGGAAAGGAACGGATGACTGCGGAAGGAAAAGCGGACATTGGACGCCCCTACCGCAACTCCCGTACTCTCCAACCGGGGAATACCGTTCTTATTAGCCATGATATAAGGATTAATGAATGCCATATTATGCCCCCTTCCTTTTATCCCCAACCGTTACCGAAATTAGGCCATGGGCCCATACCGCCATAAAGACCGTACTGTGCAGCTACACAGTTCGGCACACCGACAACCGGGCTGTACGGCAAAGTAACCGTTTCAGGCTGGTGGCACTCGATTTTAGCAAGACGCGCACTCAAATCCCCCAAAGCTGCACCTAAGGGAGCGGTAGCCTGTGAAACAATCTGCGAAGTCATTGCGGAACTCTTGTAGGCACCGTTCTCCTCACGCAGCTTGTCGATCTTGTTCTGCATCTCACGCATTTCAGCCTCACGCTGTCCGGCCAGGATTTGCTGCGTGCCCTCTTTTATCGAGTTCTGCAAATCACAAGTCTGACGTTGGGTCTCATAGGCAACAGATGCAAAGCCTCTCTCCTGCCCTGCCGCAACGCCGTTAATGGCATTCTGCAACGTGTTGGTCTGCTGGCAAATTGCCAAACGGTTTTCACAGCAGCAAGAAGCAATCTGTTGTGCTATACTGCAATTACCCTGCTGGATAGCATTGATAATCTGCATGGAACTTTGCCCAATCTGATTGCCGACCTGCTGAACCTGTGACATGACACCATTGATGGCCTGCTGAACCTGACCGACCGAACAGTTCAAATTTGTAGCCAGATTGTTAATAGCCTGCCCGTTCCCCTGGATGGCAGACATCAGCAGTTCACGGCCGGCATCATTGTTAATCAGGTTGGGAATGCCGGCAGCGCCGTAACCGCCCATACCGCTGTTGCCCCAGCCGTTGTTACCCCATCCCATGAGGAAGAAGAGGAATATAACCCAGATGAACCATGAACCCTCACCACCAAATCCGCCATTGTTACGGCCGTTCATGGCAACAAGCAGATTAGGGTCGATTCCTTTCTGCTGCAAAAGAGGAGCAAGCATACCCAACATGCCCATTCCATTACCACCTCCACTTTCGGGAGTGTAAATTACAGTTCTTTCGTCATTCATAATTGTTTTTTTTAATGTTACGGTCAATCTTAACCGCACACAAATGACTCAATAAACTGTTTGTGGGTCAAATATCCGATTGTAAGTCTTTTGTGAACCTTTTGTTGATTTCTTGTAAGGCAAGACGGACGGAAAACTTTACTTTCCTACGTTCAAAACTGTTCTTGAGAAAATTTACCCGCTGCTGCGACATTCCAGTATATTCTACCAGCATGCTCTCTGTGTATCCAAGGTTTATAAGCCAGTTCACGAGCAACGAACGTCCGTCCACATATTGTTCGGAGAGAGAAGAGAATAATTTATTCCGATTTAAACCCATCAACTCGGATACCATATCCGCCACATCTTCAAATAATCTTTTTAGCTGCTCCATTTTTTCTATAATATTCAAAACAAAAACATCACGAAAACTGTTAGTTACTTGAAAGTCCCTTTACAGCGTCCGCGATGTTGCCCGTGAAGATGTGGTAGTTGGAACGGGTATGGGACTTTCTTTTTACTCTAAGTCCCTAAAGAGCGTCAGTAACGGACCGACTTCTACATCGTTAATTTATTTCTTATCTTTATGGTGAGCCAAACAATTACGAACAAAACGCATGTCAGATTTATCGAAATGCTGGCACCACCGTAATTGATTTTAAACTTTTCCCACCATGACAGTTCCCTCTCTACCGGATAAGGCTTGGGCACTTCAATCCTTCTTATCTTTTCGATAAAATACGGCATTTTGACCGTTACCGTAGCATGAGGATAAATGCCCAATGAATGATTCAATATCCCGTTGCTAAATGAAGCATAGCTGTAGGCATACGGATTGCGAAGGAATGACGTTGTATCGGCAACAGATACGCTGTCCTTGTACGGTATCAGCTTCTCTTGAAATGTAGTGTCATGGTATATTATGCTGTCAAGAACCTTTGTTTCAACGGGCACATAAACAGTCCTCGTTCTACAGGAACACACCGTCAACACAAGAAACACTATATACACTAACTTCTTCATAACTTCAACAGATAATGATTTACAACCATACCTGCACATATCGCGGCAACTCCATACAGCAAGTCTATTTTGTTCCACTTGCCGTTATAGTAGTGGCAACGGTCGCTGTTCTCCTTGATAAAGAGCATCAGCAGTGCAGTGCTGCCACCGAATACTATGGCGGTGGACAGATATACCACCGCACCTAAGATATTATTTATCATACCATAAATAATTAAACAATTAGTAAAAACATTACACCGTAGCTCCACTGGCATCTGTCCATGAAGAACCATTCCACCATACAGGCTTATTTATTGTCTTATCAAAATAACAGAACCCAGCCAAAACATTTTGTGGTCTCTCTCCTGTTGCCCCTGACCTGGCAACAGAAGACGGAGTACCGCTTGCATCCAACCATAATTTTCCATTATAGGCATATGTGTTTCCATCAACTACTACCATATCGCCTATTATCCATTCTCCATATTGAGGTATCTCTCTTAAATAAGCGATACAATTAATGCCGTTCTTTATATACTTAGAACACTCATTGTATTTATCTAAAGAGGAAGATAATGTTTTAAAAATACGGTTGTTCAAGGCATTACCGGTGTCAAAAAACAGATAACCATCCTCTCCATTGTCCCAATATTCATTGACTGTATGAAATTCAAAATTATCTAATCCGAGAGAATATTTGTAATCTATTACATCCTTATTTTTGTGATAAAAAAGCAACGTTCCATAATGTATGTCACTAAAATCCTTAGACAAACATATTGTCGCAATATATTTCTGCTCTTCAAACGGTTTGGGAGTAGCATTAAAAACCACTTCGTTCAGTTTAACGCCTGCCTTTCTCATATCATCATAAAGGTAAAACACATCATATTTTGAACCGGACAAATCCCTTATAGCCAAATCCGATTCAAACCATGCAGGCTTTGCCGTGATACTATTTAACTCAGAAGTGTAACCATGTGGCTGGCAGATGTCCGTATAGCTGACGTTTGACAGTAAACACTCACCGGCTGTATTAAAAAATTCTCTGTAGGATGAAGACTTTACCCTTGCGTTGTTTAGAATAATCTTTGGAGCGGTATCACATTTTGCATTATCCCAAAAAATATCATAAACAGTTTTAGGTATTAGCCCAAAATCCAGATGCAATGAACCGGCAATAATGACATCATTAAGAACTAATTTGGATAAAGCACAAATCTTATTCCCATATAGCATGTAATCTGTATCATCAGCTATAGTTATCAAGTTCCTATTATGTTTCCATATCTTTGAAGCAACCATAGTCAATGAAGAATTAGTCAGTATATACCCTTTGGCCTCTTCGTCATGATGATTGATTATCACACCCTGACTTCCCCGCAGTTCGAAACCGCAGTTAACGCAATTAGATGCGACAAATCCCTGGGAACCTTCTATCTTTATCTTACATCCATGGATACCGTCCAACCTACAGCCATCACCTTTACCGATAACAATATCGTCAAATTTCCGAACTTCATTACTCAGTTCAATATCATGTATATTTTTAAAGTCAATATAGTTAACATCATTCGGAGCATCTTCGATATATCCGCCATAGGTTAATAAAGTATTTGACAGTTTAATTGCCTTTACATTGGAAATCTCATGATTGTCAGCAACAAACATAAACTTAGATCTTGTACCAAAAGAATCATTTATAACAAAATTCTTTATATAAGAGCCTTGAACTTTACCTGTATTGGTATCATCGTACATCCGGTTTTGGGAAGAAACAGAAAAACAAAAATCAAGGCTATTTATCGGAACAAGTATCGAACCGTTAAAATCTATTGAAACATTTTTATCAACATAGATGGTCTCCTTTATAAAATAAAGTGTTGACCATGGGAAAACAATCTTAAGATTAAGGTTATAATGATTATCTGCTTTCCATTTATTTATCGTATTCAATACAAACGACAAATCATAACCATAATTTCCATCTTTTTCTATTGTAGGAAGAATACAGCTGGATAAATCCATGACAGCACTGTAGGCTCCGAACTGCACATCTTTAAATGTAAAATTTCCATCAACACCAAAATTCTCAATGTGAGCTTTTGAGTTAATTTTTCCATTGCTCAAACTACCGCCATTAAACAGTATTTTAGTCCTTCTGGGAAGATTTATGGTTTTACCATCTAAATCAAAATCATACTGTATGACATAAACTGTATTAGTACAGTCAAACATTTCTTGGGTAAGTATATTCTTACAATTTAAAATATTCTTACGCAAAATCTTATATCCCATACCTCCAAATCCAGTTGAACTGAAAATACGGTTTTTCAATTTTAAGAAATTGCCTTCTTTTGACTTTTCAACTGTAATATCCTCCTCGTCAGGTTCAACAACTTTCTCGGCAAAGTTCTGCATTTCTTCCTTCACATTGCCAACATCTTCCTTCAACTCATCCACATGACCGTCCACCTCCTTGAATTTACCGGCAATTACCCTGTTCTCCAACGGATAAGGGCTTTTATCAGAAAGGATAGTATCCACTATGCTGCCACGCAATTTGACAAAATCCTTTTCGCTTCCGTGATATTCATTACGGAAAGTCGCGATTTCGTAGGCTGAAAGCCCGTCATATCCATAAGTAGCTACAGAGCTTCTGACACGGATAACGACTTCCCCCTCACCTATATTGGTAGCCTCACTCTCATATTCAGTTATGGCAAAGAGATAATCTTTACGGGAACGCATGATGCAACGGTCATTAAATCGGGTATCCTTCAGCATACCCCCGTTCTTCACCCATACAGCCTCAATGGAATAAGCGCCTTCAGGCATGCCTTGGGGTATTTCCAGATGTATCACCCCGTCAACCGTAATGCCATCCATCAGATACCGGTCATGCGGACCTATGAGAAACATCTTTAACAAGGAACGGGTAAAGTCTTCCTTAACGTTGCTCGTCCCCTTTAGAATGGTCCATTCAATACGTATAATCCGGTCTTTATATATCGTTATCATCCTTATCTGAATTTTGAATTTATTATACAACCTTTCTTTATGCCGGTAAATACAGCCAGAGCATCACAGCTATTTTGACAAGCTTTCCAAATAAGATATAATGCCCTGTACATGCAAGTCAATGATTACCCGTTTCCCTTCTTCCGATAATAAGAAATCCACATCTTCCATATTATCCTGGAATAAGTTTTCGGTCAAGACTGCCGGACACTTTGTGTGCTTCAAGATGTAGAAGTTGCTTTCCTTATCCGCATCACCGTCTGTGGTATCCTTGCGCACCTTCATATCCGGCAAAAGCTGTCCGGCCGCTGCATATAGACAATCAGCTAGTCTGTCGGCTTTCGTCTGACCTGCCGAAGTCCATGCTTCCCAACCGCGCGCCTGCATCCAGGTAGAACCATTTCCCGCTGCATTACAGTGAATGGATACAAGGATAGTGTCACCGGACTTGTATTCGTTTGCCCTACGACAACGCTCGGATAAGGGGACATCTATTTCCTCTTTGACGATACGTTCGGCATCAACGCCTTGTTTGCGCAATTCCGCTTCCAAACGTACAGCAATCTCACGGGCATACGCATACTCTTTCAATCTTCCGTCCGGTGAACACTTGCCCGGAGTGTTACTTCCGTGTCCGTTGTCAATCAATATTTTCATTCCGCACGTCCTCCTTGAAATATTTGTCATAAACCACATGAGCCACCCATCCGGCAACAACACCGACACCGAATGATACGACAGTTGTCAAGTTTACCCAAAACGGAGTGTAGTGCATGTAAAGCATAACTCCCACGATGATAGCGATAACAATCGCTGCAATAATCAGTTTCTTTTTCATTCTGTTACTCCTTATTTATTCATGTTATTAAAAAATTCAACCTTAGCCTCATCAATGGCTGTTTTGATATTGGCATAGGCACGTGCATTATTGGCACCGACAGGATTATAGATTTCCGACTCTATTATGTCTGAAAACTTCTTTACCCAATCCGTTGACATAAACTCACTGAGCCTTTTTCCGCGGTGAATAAAGTTATCAAGTTCAATACTCCGCTTTTTGATTATGGCATTACAACGCGTCTCTATTTTTCGTCTCGTCTTCTGCTTATCATCAATATTGTTCTCATCGCGCACATTGCGGACCAGCCGGCACAGTCTTTCACAATCAAGGTCAAAGAAGTTGTTACAGACTGAATTTATCTGCATCTGAGAAATAGGCTTCAATCCCTCGTTAATATCAGAAAGGACCTCATTTTGAGCCTTGGTTTCCACGAGCAAATCATTTATCACCTTTTCCTGCCTGGTTATCACATTATCCACCAAATGTTTGAACCATTTGAAAATGAATAGCCACATCACACCGCATATAATAAGGAAGAAGGCTCCGGCAATGGCCACCATGCCAAAATCACTAATCCCCTTGCCCACCTGAAGGGCAGCATTCACTGCATCCGTATTCATATTTTTATCATTTCATTTTGCGGAAAGGTTACAGACCGTCTGACCGCCAACCTCTACGCAGATATTTAAACCAACCGGTAAAATAATTGCAATTCTCCAGATAATTCTCGTCATGTTCAGCCTCACGTGCCTCGCTTTCAAATGAAACGGCAAGATAAGCCAGTCTTGTGTCCCTCAGGGCAATCAGTCTGGCCACCCATTCCATACCATAGAGGAGATAGAATGCCAGTCCAGACAAGGACAACCACCATGCCGACACATCAAAAGCCAAAACAGCCGACCAGATTGCAAGCCCCGCAATCACTGTAATTTCCATCCATTGGCGGGAATGAGTACATTCATGGTTTCTCACATACTGCCTGACTTCCCCCTCTTTCAGCTTACTGCAAACAAAAGGGCCAACCGTAACCGTATGGCAAGAACTGAAAAAAAGAAGGACTCCGGCCAGTGTGCTGTCATAAAAAATCTTTTTCATACCTGATTCTGCTTTTTATACCATAACAAACCGTATACTACTCCGTAACGGGAGGAACCTGAGGAATCCCCATCATAACCATTGCCTGATTAAACAGATCGTCCGCATGCCGGTCAGAGTATGTAAGCAGCGTAAGTCCCGCAATATAATAGGTCAAAGCTCCCTCCAGCCTCGGACTGACATTCACCACTCCGTCTGAAAGGATTTTCGGCTCCAGGATTATTCCAACCTCTATGCGGTCGTCCTCAGTCCTGGCCTTATACAGTTCAAGGAAACGCTTCGGATACATGACCATGCCCAGCTTCGGACGTTCCCATGTACCGGTAGCATATTCATCGGACAGAAGCGCATATTCCTTGTCATTCCAATATATCGGATCTGACAGAAACAACGGCCATGAACTGAACCGTGCATAACACAAACGCATATAGTCCTCAGGAAGAGGTACCCTTCCTACAAGACGGCCGTCAATAGCAACATCCGACAGATTCACCACCACATCCGAATCGATAAGGCTCCAATCCGCATTTCCATGCACGTAGCGCAAGGCATCAATGACCTTGGAACGGATAATGGCATCCATTTCTGTATTGTCCTGCCCGCTGATGAAATCCGCATCATTCAACGCGATTTCATCAATGCATTTCCTGACATCAGCTACAATCTTCTCAACCGGCTTCTGCATGGCCTACTGCATATTTGGAAATCTAACCAGATGCTTGTCCATCAACTCCAGAATCTGGGATTCATCCTCCACAACTTCTCCCAAAGAAGTAAAGTAATCAATCGCGTCGTTTACAGTTCCCACCTCAGCGATTTCCGTATATTTGTCTTCCTTACTCCCAGACGAAGCCTTTTCCTTATCCAGTTCCGCCTGCGTCTTTTTCTTTCTCCCCTTTCCTCTGAGTGTTGCAGGGTGCTTTTCATCCTCCTTCTCCTTCTGCCCTTCAGAACTTCCGCTGCCATTGTCATAAACTTTCGAAAGTCTGAATGTCTCACCGAAACGGGGATCGTTTTCTATGGCATCCTGAACAAAAGGATTGGAAGTAATAAGCACAGCCTTCTTGCCGTTAAGATGGTTTCCGTTCTTGAATTCCATATTCACCTTTATGCCACAGTAAGTGGTCTGCATCCGGCAGGCGTCCATGCCAACCAATTCATATATTTTTGTCTTCATCATTCCATACCTTTTAAAAAGGCACGCCAAGCAGGCATACAGCCAACTGACGTGCCCTCACATTATCTGCCCAAATAAATCCTTATGCGTTAATTTCCCCTCTGTAAGGCTCCCACTCTGCACCGTCATAACGGTAAAGCCCTATACCGAACTCACCATCAACCGCAGTCAGGTAAATAACATCGCCCTCTTTGGAAGAAACAGCTTCATTCATTGAAGCCACACTCTTAATGACAGTATCAAGCACACTCAGCTTGTAGCCGCTGATAGTGACATCCGGACCAATCAGCATCGAATTGTAGCCGGTCAGCATCAGACAGTCGTCCTGGATGTAATACTCGCTCTTAGCCTCACGGACCTCACCGCCTTCTCCCTTTGAATGGTCTACCGTCAGTGTCTTACCTTTGGTATAGTAGTAACGTTTCGCATCACTCATGGAGAATGCCACGGCACACTCCTCATATCCCAGGTCATCAAGTGCGTGCTCGACCTTAAAGTTCAAGGTCCCGAACGTGGTTTTAAAAGCGGCAATATCAATACCGATTACCTGGCTCTTCACGAAAGTTATATCCTTATGCTTGGTGAAATCGATGTTCAGCAGCTTCTCGATAAACTTTGTACCGCAATACACATCCATTTCATTGGTCGTAGAATACTTGCCAAACAGCATCCGGGTAATCCCGATCAGGTCGGAGAACTTCAACTCACCGCCAATCTGATAGCCGAGGCGCAACTGCCTGAGAACGCCCTTCTGAGTATACACATACTCCGTTCCCGTCTTCTTGGAACCGTATTTCAGAAACTTTGTCCCTACACCGATAAGCATTGAACGTGTACATTTCTTACGGAAATTACTCAGAGTCCAGTCTTTCAGGTCCTGGACGCTCCATTTCGCTTTTTTGTTGATACGCTCGAAAAACTCTGTCCAGGTAATGGGGCAGACTTTCTTCTGAAGATAGGCTGTCTCTTTTTTCGGATAAGCAGCATCCGGTGCAATCTCCACCTCACTCTCACTCATCGCCGGAGCCATAATGTGCATGCCGGTACCCGCAGGAATCGTAGGGACATAGGTTACCCCCTGCTCATCCAAAGGACCGTTAAGGGCAGTAACAACAATTCCGTTTGCCTTGTCGGCAGCTGTCACATACAGTACCAGCGGGCTTCCGTCAGGAACACCCTTCTCGTCATAGCCGGTAACGCCGTCAACCAGAACGGTGTTGCACTCAGCAAACAACTTGTAGTCATTCTTGTACAACGACAGTTTGACCTCATTGTCCTTCGATTCATTGGTTACTTCGTCCTTGGTCTCGCAATCCATCACAGCCTCGCCGATATTGTAATGCTCCGGCTCCTTTGTATTGACATGGATCTGTTTTGCACGTTTGAGGAAATCCGTATGCATCGGATATTGGAACGCCTGAAACTTACTGACGTAGTCCTCCACCTGATTATCCGCCAGCTCGGCATCTGTCACCGCAGAACCGGTCGCTCCCTGCCCCTGCTGGTCTATTCCTTTCCCGGTAGCATCCGGAGTAGCACCCTCCAAAGGTCCACCGGCATTGGGATCGTCGTCACTTCCGTTATCTCCAATCTCAACGGCCATAGCGGCACCGCCTGTCAGAACCGCCAGTACAAAGAGCAACATCCTGCTCCAAAAAATCTTACTTGAAAAAAAATGTCTCATACTTATTGAATTTAATTGTTAATCCATCAATCATCATAACTTTCAGCTACAAACGGGTTCTGGAATTTCCGGACCGGCTTTCTCTCCTGGACAGGGCTTTGCCTGCCCGAAGAACGTTCGTGCTTTCCGCTGATGTCACGCAACTTGTCTTCCACTTTCGTGCTCAAACCGGCAGCAACACCCTCTTCACGGGCTGTCTCCACCGCGCTGTTATAATTCATGCCTTTGGCAATCATCTCAAAATAGGCTGGGTCAATCTTGCCGACTATCAGATCATCCATTATCTTGTACAGGGAGCCGATCACCTCTTCCGCCTGTTCATCCGAAAGCCCCATCTCAGCCGCCTTTGAACGAACAGCCTGAACACTTGCCGGCATATTCTCAGCCATCTGCTTCTCAATCTCATCCTGCTTGGCAAGCTTTTCCAAATAGGAGTTATGGGCATCCGCCAACTTTTGTGCATAATCAGGATCATCCGCAAGAGACTGAAGGTCCAGACCTTTATTCTGAACCATCCATACAATGGGGTCAAAATCCTCCTGACCGCGGGCGGCAACTATCATCTCCGCAAAAACCGGACTTTTGGACATGCTTTCACGCATCTTTCTGGAGTTGTCCTCATAACCTTCAAACTCATCAAGAAGCGAACCCATGTTTCCGTAATACTCATCCTCGTTGTCCATGTCCATTGACGGATAACGGGCTGCCACCCTTTCTCTAAATGTATCTTTTTTTGACTTTACATCATCTGCCATATCACGTTGTTTTTTAAGTTACGGCACAAAGAAAAACCAATTACGGCTGCTTTTTTGCTACTTTAATAATTATATTTACTAAACCGCCGCCAATCCTTATCAAACCTTTCAATCTATTTCCTACCTTCGGACTGTAAACCCATAAACAAACTGCCCATGAACAACTGCATTGAATTCATACCCGTACGCGACCGGGAATTATACAATGCCTATAAGACGGCATTCAGAAGACCGGATGTCAAGTCGCACAAACAGGCCATACAGGCAGCCATAAAGTCGGAAACCTCCAGGTTTTGGATTTCCACATTCCAGGCATACAGAGAGATACTTAAAATCAAAAAAGGGAAACCGACAGGCTGTGTAAGAACGGTCAGAAAACGCATGATCCAAAAAATATATTCAGCCTATCAGGAACTCGAAAAGAAACCCGCCTTCAGAGGGTGTTCCACGTTCTTCATAACTTCTTTTGCTGTACAGAGGGAAGCTCCGGAATTTTACATTTCGTATTCAAGGGCACTGGCAATCATCTCCAGAATAAACAGAGAGCGGAGAAATGAACAGTAATTTTTCAAGACAAACACCAAGCATAATAATAGCGGCAACCTGCGTAATTTTCTACTTTTCACATTCTAATTTCGATTTTAATTCACAGTCTGATTTTCAATCTAAATTGTTATATATTTTCTCACACGCAAACATCTTCCATCTCACTTTAAATCTTATTGCCTTATTCCGGTTCAAACCGCGCATTAAAACCTGTTTCGTAGCTTTCATCTCGTCAGCAGCCGCAGCCTTCATACCCTTTGCGTCCATGGAACTGCCCACATGCGGACTTTCAGGATTTCTCATGGCATGCTATGCCAGACGGTACTGCTCCCACCGTCTTAACATCATCTGGATAATAGCTTCCAACCTTGCAATGTCCATTATTCCCGTACTCAACTGGAAAATCCATTTACTCTCATTCTTTATAGCTTATTCCATATGGCACGTTATACAATATCAGAATACACAGAAGAAGCGAAGCTGATGCTTGCCGAAAACGAAGAGAGACTAAAGAAAATCTTCGGAACCCACGACCAATACACCGGGAAAGGAATGGAAGGGCATACCCATAAGGTGCGAATCGAAGGGTATCCCATACGGGAGCAGTGGCTTACAGAGGAAGTGTACAGAAACCCGCTGTACCAGGCTGTTATCAAAAGCGGCTCCATAGAAGCGTATACACAAGCTTTCAATGAAGAGAACAACACCTCCATAACAGAGGAAGACCTGATCGACCGGCTATACATAACCCGGTGCAGCCGGGACCCCTCATTCGCCTTTTATACGGCATTCAAAATCAAGCCGAAAGAAGGAGGGGATATGATACCGTTCAGATTGAACTATGCGCAAAGACACCTTCTTGTCATTCTCGAAAAGATGAGAATAGCCCAAGTCCCCATCCGGGTAATTCTACTAAAAGCACGTCAGTGGGGCGGCTCCACATTCGTACAGCTCTACATGGCATGGGTGCAGCTGTTCGTAAAAGAAGGCTGGTATTCAGTAGTCATCGCACAGACGAAAGATACAGCCAAGCGTATAAAGGCAATGTATAAAAAAGTGCTCGATAACATTCCCGGTTTTATTTTCGACACGGGAAAACTCCAGTTCGTGCCTTACGAGCATTCCGCATCCGATTCAATCATTGCGGACCAAAGAGGAAACAAAATCAGGGACAATGTTATCACAGTGGCATCCTATGAGAACTTCGAGTCCACACGAGGCATGGACTACGCAATGGCGCACTTCTCCGAAGTAGCCTACTGGAAGACCACAGACGGGAAATCCGCCGAGCAGGTAGTAACCAACATCGACTCCAATATCCTTGAAAAACCGCTCACAATTGAAGTGTCCGAATCAACCGCCAACGGGATGAGCGGATATTTTTACGACGAGTACCAGCTTGCAAAAAAAGGGACATCAAGCAGAAAAGCCGTCTTCATTCCATTTTTCTATATTGAAAACGATATGCTCTCTTTCAGCAATAAGGTTGAAAAACTGAAATTTGCAGAAAGGCTTATCGCTGAAAAGAACAATACGGTTGAACCGGATGAAAACAGCGAATCCGGGCAATACCTGTATTCCTTATGGACCAAAGGAGCGACACTCGAACATATATTGTGGTATATAAACAAACGGAAATCATTCCATGACCACGCTTCAATGGCATCGGAAGCACCTTCCGACGACGAAGAATGCTTCAAATTCTCCGGAAACAGGGTATTCAACATCTATATTATTGATTGCAGGCGAAAGCAGTACCAGAAAACACCGATATTCACCGGAGATATTGCACAGTCAGAGAAAACAGGGAAAATATGCCTTGTCCCGGACAAGAACGGGCTTTTCAGGATATGGAAACATCCGGACAAATCGAATACATCCAACCAGTACCTGGTAATAGTGGATGTAGGCGGACGAAGCAAGAACTCGGACCCGTCGTGCATCACCGTGATGAACAGGTGGCCGCTCCGCTTCAAAGGCGGGAAGCTGGAAGTGGTGGCGCGATGGCACGGGCATATACGTTACGACTTCCTTGCATACAAGGCCGTAAAGATTGCCAGGTATTACAAAAATGCCAAGCTGGTTTTTGAAAGCAACACATATGACAAAAAGAAAGCGGAAGCAAGCGAATTCATAGAGCAGGGAGACCACATCAGAGGCATACTTTCCAAAATCAAGGACATATACTCCAACCTGTATATGCGTACGGCAACTGACCCGGAAGACATTCAGAACGGGGTGTACACCAAAATAGGATTCCATACGAATCCTAAGACCAAACAGGATATGGTGGACAACTTCATTGTGGTTTTTGAAGATGACAGAATTATAGACCCTGACGAGCGTCTGTATAAAGAGGCGGCCATTTATGAGCAACGGCCCGACGGAAGCTATGGGAATATACAGGGAAGGGGAAACCATGATGACATACTAATGACCGATATGATTGGAGCACTTGTTTCAGACGAAATGCCCAAACCGTCACTTGTGAGAAAAAGTACAGGAAATATCTCTTTCGACGATTACACTAAAAATGAGTCATCTTTCTAATTTTGTGTTTGTGTGCACCGGTGAGGTAATAGGCGGCAAAAGTAAAATGCCGCCTATTTTTCGTCTTATTTCATAACGAGTCTCATGTGTGGATTCTCTTTGGAAATGAACATTCTTTCTCCGGATGTCCCGTCTCTTTGCTGTATCCTGCTGTTGGGGTCTTTGCAGCTCTCCAGCTCTTCAACGCGTTTTTCCAGGCGTTTTACTTGTTCTTTTAGAAGCAGGATGAATTCTGCCATGTGGTCCAAATATTTTCTAACCTCGCTGTCCAGGTTTGTCAGGTCTTTCTTTTCCATGTTTTTTTGATTTTTTGGGTTGTTCAATTCCCGACCTTTCAATAATGAAAGGTTTACGGGCATGTCAATGGCTCCCGCATGTTTTGCAGGAAAATAAAAAGGGCTTATGGTATTCTTACCACTCTATCTCATAGCTTTCTTTGGAGGATAGCAGTGCCCGGAACTGTGTAATGAAGTGTTTCTGTCCCCGTGCTGTCACCATGACTTCTTCGCGGAATACGTTTTTTTCTCCGGTGTTGCACAATGTGGATGCTATTCTCATCAGGTGGAGGCTCATTGACTTCTGTGTGGGTTTGTTCTTCCTTGTCCCTCTTTTTATAAGGTATCCGTTTTTCCTGAGCCATTCACGGAGTTTGTTCCTTCCCTTGCTGAACAGGCAGCTTTGGTTAAGGATGTTGGCTAACTCGCCGATGGTAATGTCGCTTTTGCAGGAAAGGAAGCAGTCGGCAAATTCAGCTTTGGGCGTGAGATTGGAAATTTGGGCGGATTGTGCGTTTACTTCTTCTTCCAGCAGCTTCACCCGTTCATCCCGCCTCGTGATGGTGTTTTGCGCGATAACAAGGGCACGTGCCATAATCTCTTCGGAAGTATCCCCTTGTTTTGTGGCGATGTAACCGCCAGTCTTGCGGATAGCTGGAAGAACTTCGGATGTAATCCATCGCTTAAATAGCTTGGCATTAGTAGCATCAGAACGTAAAATGACATCATACATTCCGCTTTCTGTAACAAAGGTAACTTGTTGTGTTCTTCCTAAACTGTCTATGACGTCTATTAGACGGACATCATCAACATCTAATCTTGCCTTTACATTCCTGCTGTTTTGAATGCCAACAGACTTGCATAAATCAGCAAGACAAAACAAAGGATTCTCACTTGTACCTGTGGTACGAATTTCACCGAACTGCGGTGAGTTGAAGATTTTAATTTCTTCCATATGTAGTTTGAACAATAAAAAAAGCGTATGTTACCTGCTGTTCAAGTTCACATGGAAACTTTGCGGGCATTACTGCTACCGCACAGGACATACGCTAAATATCTTTAGTAACGTACAAGCATAAAAAATGCCCTCCAAATAATTTTTTGTGGGCTACGCTCGCCCATGTGATTTGAACACTGCAAAGTTACTCAAACTTTCTATACTGCCAAACTAAAAAGTATATTTTCGACATGGGAAAATAAATAATAAGAACTTTGTAGGTATCAAAAATAATACCTACATTTGTAATGTTACAAAAATGATAAGACATGCCAACAGTGTTGTTTATATTTGGTATCCGTTTTTTCTTTTACCCCAATGACCATGAGCCGATACATGTTCATATAGAATATCAAGGGAAATCAGCCAAGATTCAAGTAGAACCGGAAGTGATTGTCGTTGAGAATAACGGACTCAAAGCCCAAACCATAAAGAAAGCCGTTGATACCGTAGTTTTCTACAAGGAAGATATTATTGCCGCATGGCATGAAGTGTTTAACGACAAATGAGATTGATTTATGAATGATAGCATTAAAAAATTATGGTTTGAAGATAACCGTATCTGCATTTTGACCGACAAGGGGGAGGAATACAGCCAGCGCCTTGAAGTTTTTCCATCGTTGTTCTGTGCTACCCAGTCCCAACGTGAAAAATATTATATATGGGATAACGGCAGAAGCATACGTTGGGAGGATTTGGACGAAGATATTCATATCTCTAACTTTTTCAAACAAGAGACTGTAAATTATGATAATGAAGTAAATCACCTTCTGTCCCGTTTTCCTTATCTTGACATGAAAAACTTTGCGGAATATATTGGCATGCACTGGACAAAACTTGCCCGTTTCAGATACGGTGTCTGGACACCCACTACCGAAACAATAGAGAAAATCAAGAAAGGCATTATTGCTATCGGGAAAGAAATGTCTGCGGCTGTCCTATGAATGTAGATACTAATTGAAAAGTGCGCCAATATTCCAGTTGAAAATTGCGCCACCATAGGATAAGTATAATGACC